CTCTATCCATACCACAAAACTTTGCGATTCGGGTGATATTTCCGTGAAATATTTCAATCTGATGTTGAAAATATTCTCTCTCCCATTGTCTTCTGGCGTCACGCAGGGGTTTATCCATTATATCATCAGCATCTGGATTACCGATTCGATATGCGCCACTTTCCATTCGTTCTGATTCGGGATATTCCTCTGGCATATCTTTCAAGCCAGGAAACAGGTTTGGTTCTGTGAGATAAATAGACATTGCTGATGCTCCTTCAAAGCGTTAGAGTGGGTGAGGACGGCAATCCTGTGACCTACATCTATATTTATAAAAGGAACAATCTTTACACTCTTCCAACAAATTCGGTAGGCCCAGTCTCAAGTGAAAACAAATACCAAGCACAATTGTCCTTGCCTGTCATATTTCCAAACCACTTGATTCGTCCCACACTCACAATTTTTCTACAGTATGGCATGTATACACGACTCTGTTTCGTATGCATCCAATCTGAATCAAACAATAACCAAGTATCTTTTCGTAGTGTGAAAAATGCAATCATAGGATGTAGTATCTTTCTATCCCATGGCGGGTTTGTGATTATATAATCCAACTCGATAAATTCATCAAATCCTATTTTATCATACGAACTTTTATGTATTCCCTCGGCTTGTGGTTCAATGTCACTAGCCCACATGCATACACCCTTTGTCTCTAAATGTTCAATCAACGCACCATTACCAGCACAAGGTTCTGCAAACTTAAAACCCTCTGGTAAATGTGGTAATAGAGGTTCTACTGCTTCAAATGGCGTTTGGTAATAGTCTCTGGGTTTCCGTTCAAAGTTCGAGCGCTTGCCCATCGACCACAACCTCTGCATCAGTTTCAATCCATAATCTAGCACCACATGGTAATGGGTCATCAGGAGAATAGACAACCTTGCTATTCCCTAATATTTCAACCTCATGAGCATAAGTGTTTGTCTTATAAGTTTTCACAGTAATCACAGGATTACGCTTACCTGTCTTTTGATTGCTACGAATCACATGCGTATTTACATGAATTTTCTTTTTCATCTAAACAACCTCATTCCCAAAGTGTTTCATTATAACTTCTAGTTTATCTTCTGCATGTGACAATACATCAATCTGACTATCTATAGCTGCTGCAAGGTCTGGATGTTCACCAATACCCACTGGATTAGTGAGATAGACTTTGATATTATCTTTTGCTTTTTCAATCTCTGATTCATACTGTAGTTTTAGTGCTTTTATAAACATATTATTACTCCTTCATATTTGCATACATAAAATTACGACCACCTGACACAGGAAGTGTGAGGGTATCATTGTTTTTATTCTCTTCCTCTTCGTATAAGATAAGTGCAATAAGAGCGTAATTTGCCATATCAATGAGAGTGTCTTTGATACTCTCATCTTTGACTTCTAACTTTTCTTTCTTTGCAAACCCCATGATACGACTAAACTTGTCTCCAATTCGCACACAACAACCCTTCCATGCTGGAATCCCTGCCTGTTCGCATGTTCTGAAATTTGCAAATACATCGTCTGTGTTTGCGTAGTCATGACGCTTTGCATCATGCACCAATTTCATATTCTCCAACAACTCATAAAATCTTTCACTCTGGTTCATCTTTCTACTCCACTATGTGACTAAAGTTCTTTACTTTCTCAAATTTAATTGTACTGCGAAACTTATCTGCAAGTGCATCTTGTTTGTGACTAATCACAAATACATTCTCACCACCCAGTGTGTTGAGTATCTTTAGGAACTCATCTGTGCCTGTGCCATCCAGCGAACTATCGAACACCTCATCAAGTATCAAGAGATTAGTGTTAGCACTGTTCTTCATCTTTGCAACGGCTCTCCAAGTAAACAGCAGTGCAAGGTCAATACGCATCTTCTCACCTTCACTGAATGAAGCGTAAGTAAAATCATCACGATATCTTGACTTGATTGTTTCCTCAAAATTTTCATTCAGTGTGAAGTTAACATAAAACTCCATTGATGTGAGATAGGTATTAACCAACTTATTCATGATAGGTAGATACTGTTTTATAATCTTGGTCTTAATACCCTGATCAGTCAGCATCGACTTTACTGCTTCATTATAAACTCTCGACTCACGCAACTTACTTTTCTCTTTAGTAACAGACTCAAATTCCTCTTCTAGAACTGTGACCTCTTCGTGGTCTTTTTTGTCAACATGTCCAGATTGCAGCTGTTTCATTTCTGCATCTAAAGTTGCATTGAATTTTTGTAGTTGAGACATAGAGCTATTCTCTTTTGCAATCTCAACATTATTTGATTGTATATTTTGACTAACTTCATTGATTATCGTAACCTTTGCCTTAGTTGCATCCAACTCATCTTTAAGGTCAGCCATTCCCCTAGACAACTTATCAGCCTCACCCCTTTTCACATTGACCATATCAGATTTGAAAATCTCATCAATATGTTGTTGACATGTAGGACAGTCTTCATTTTTTTCAAAGAAACCAACAAGTCTACTGTGCGCTCTATGTTTTTCTTTCAGTTGGGACTGAATGTCTTTCAGCTTGGTGAACTTCTCTTCAATCCTCGAGGCATTAGATATCTTCTCATGCATACTTTCAATATCATTCTGAAGGTCAGCAATCTTTCGCTTCTTCTTAAAAATCTCCTCTTCATTACCAGCAATCAGAGTTGTTTTTTCTTCAATCAACTTTCTTCGATTATCTTGGATGTCTTTGATATACTTCTTCTTTAGCACAAGTTTTTCTTTTGTGATAGATTCCTTATACTCCAACTCTCTACAGTCAGTTTCGATTGTTTTTAACTTCTGCTTGAGTATCATGTTCATCAAGGAAAAAATCTGAATATCCAAAATCTCTTCAACGACTTCACGCCGATGTCTGGACTTCAGTTGCATGAAAGGAATGAATGTGGATGAACCAAGAATGACAACCTGTGTAAAACTACGATAGTTCAGTTTTAGAATTTGTTGCTCTAGGTATTTTTGATAATCTCTCACATTGGCATCTTGGTTATACATCTTGCCGCCAATATAAATCTCAAATACATTTGGCTTGATGCCACGAATAACTTTTATATCCTTACCACCAACGGTAAACTCAACCTCTACAAGACAATTAGATGCGTTGACAGAATTTAGAAGTTGTGGTTTATTGATGTTGCGAAATGGTTTACCAAATAGACCAAAACATATTGCGTCAAGGACAGTTGACTTACCAGCGCCATTCTCTCCGATAATCAATGTCGTTGAGTTTCTATCTAGTTGTATTTCAGTGAAGTTATTACCAGTTGATAAAAAGTTCTTCCACCTAACATAATTAAAATGAATCAAATCTCTAAATCCTGTGCTTCAATATATAATTCTCTTGTTGTGTTCTTGAGTCTGTCTTTACTTAGGTTAATCGGCAGATCATCAATATAGCGTTCAAGTAAGGTCATAGTGTCCTCGGTATTCTCAACAATATCATCAGAGACATTGCTTGCATCCAACTCTGAGAAATCTTCAATAATCTTGACCTCATGACAATCAGCCTGTAACAATCTATCAACAAATTTATCAAACTGATAAAGGTCTTTCTTATTGACCACAACCAATTTCACATATTTATTTTTGTATGCCGACATATCACGATTATCGTCAAAAATGGACACTGTATCATCATAGTAAATCTTGGAGTAAATAGTGTGGGGATTGACAATCCGTTCCAACTCTCTCTTCTCTGTATCAAATACATGAAACCCTTTAGGATCATTCCAATCATTCCAGTAGATTTCATATGGTGTGCCAAGATAGAATATTTGGCCGTCATCTGATTTGTGGTGATAGTGACCACTCATCACCATATCAAACCTTTTGAACTCTTGCTTGTCCCAGCCATGATCCATAACTAAACCTTTCTGCATTTCAAAACCATTTAACTCTAAATGGCCCATGCAGATTTGAGCATCAGATGTTTGCAACATCTTCATCGTGTGAGACATATTTTCAGTATTAATCCAAGGAACAAATAGAATTTTACACCCATCAAACTCAACTTCAGTTGATTTCTCATAAACGGTAATATTCTTGTGTCTACCGTCCACAAGTTCTTGTAGTGAGTTCACCTCGTTGGTATTCTTATAGAAGGTGTCATGGTTTCCAACAAGCATGTGAAAGTTTATACCTTCAAACTTATCGATAAACCGCTCACGGAAATCTTTCGCAATACGATAGGACACATATTTCCTTCTATCCATAACATCGCCGAGATGAACAACATCGGTTATGTTATGTTCTTTTAGATATGGGAAAAACTGATTCTCGTAAAACTGGAAAAAATATTCGTTAAAGTTTTGATTGTCATTCCTAGCGCCGAAGTGAGTGTCGGTGATTAGAGCTACTTTCAATCTTTTTTCTCCATGAAGACTTCTAGTCCTTTTTTCTTACCAGAGTCTTCTTTCTTCTTGGGTTTGTATACATCTTCTGCTGGCAAGAATGCAGCTAAGTCTATACCCTCAACATGATAAGTATTATTGTCACCTTCCATAGTTGTAAAGGAAGTATAGGCTTCCCTCTCAATCATTTTATTCTTCACATGACTTTGCTTTTTCTCTTTTGCAATTCTTCTTAGAAATGCATAGTAGATTATCTGAGTAAAGTATGCAAAGGGGTTTTTTGATTTTTCTGGATTGAAATTTTTCACATATTGTAGACAATTCTCAATGCCGTCTGAAATCATTTCATCTCTGTAAGTATAATTTATAAAATTTGGTCTATACGATAAATGAGTTGCAATTTTTAAGAAACACTCACCGATATAGTTTGTAACAGGAGGAGACTGCTTTCCATCATCCTCTGCGATAGCGCACTTCTCTCTCCACTCAATCATTGCCTGTAGAAAAACTTTGTTGTCTACATAATGGATACTTTTTTTCTTTGCCATTTAAATCTCCAATCACATAACATATAATAAACAAATATACACACAATGTCAATACCCATTTATTTTTTCATTGGAGTATTGACAAGCAGTGAAAAACCGTGTACTTTAAGTATGTGCCTGGGTCAATGAATAAGTTTAGAACCTGTTTCTGATCCTATTAATAGTTCATCGTATATATCTTCATCGTCTGGGTCATCGTCATCTGGAGATAGAATATCTTCATCTCCCCAGTTTGCATCTATTTTTCTAATCACATGCTCGTAGTATCTAGCTAATCCAGTTGATGCATCGGCAATTAGTATGCAATGACTTTTATTAACCTCAAAATATCTCTGCTCCGAAAAATGTTGCAACCACGGCTTGAGATTTAAGATTTCATTAACCTGACCATCTGAGCTTAATTTAGGAATCACATCCATTTTTAGTGGATTTGACACTTCATAATTGTCTACGGTTTCACCACTTATCTCACAGATAATCATTTCATTGTTGGCAAACTTTAGAATCTTGTAATTTTCTAGATTCATTTTAATTTTATCCTATCTATTTTATAATCAAATTTTTGCTCACTATAGATATTTATGCGTTCTTTAAAATGTCTTAGGGTGAAATTGAGTTTAGAATCGATGGAGAGATCATCGGAGATGTCAAAGACTTTGAGACTTTGGCTTTTGTCTCCAAGTCGCAACCCACGCCCAAGGGACTGTAACACTCTAATTTTGCTTTTGCTGGGACTGGCGAACACGATGTTATTAACATTCCTAATATTAATACCAGTACTAAAAGTACCATAACTGGCCACGATGATTGCTCCATGTTCTTTCTCCACTATCTCTCTAATCTGTTCTCTAGTGTCTGTATTAACACCACCATAGACAAAAAATACTTTCTTGTCCTTGTATTTATCTTTTATTAAATTATACAATGGCTCACCGTGTTTCTCTACAAACTGAAATAAACAGAGGGTATTACCAGTGCAATGCCCCATAAGATCGCAAAGAAATAGATTCCTTTTCTTCTTTGTAACGATATATTCCAATTCTCCTCCATAGTCAAACTCCTTTACTATTTGTCTATCCTCATCGGGATATTTTAAAACTATACAGTTAATCTTTAAATTTGATAGTGTTTTATTATCAATCAATTCTTTTGTTGTGACGACATATTTTGCTTTACCAAACAATCCCTCTAATACTAATCTGTTCGTTTGAGTTCCATCCAGTGTTCCTGTTAACCCAAAACGATATTTGCAAGTGTCAAGTTTTGTCATGATACCTGTCAAAGATTTTGCTTTGAACAGATGAGCTTCATCCCCAAACACTGCTCCAAACTGCCTGAAATATGCTCTTGGCATTCTATGCAACGATTGCCAAGTTGATATAACAACATCTTTAGTTACCTTTTTATCATGTCCTTGATATATTTTTTGACAGTATGTTCCAGAACTCCAACCATAATCCTCAAAGTCTTTGTACATCTGTTCAACAAGCGAAGTGGTTGGAACTAAAATTAGAGTTTTCAATTCCATCATATGGTAGTAACGAATGAGACAATATATTACTAATGACTTGCCCGAAGCAGTAGGAGAAATGAGCAAAGAACGATTTGTGGCAATAGCATGGGTAATGGCATCAATTTGATAATCTCGAACTTTAATTCTTCTTCCATTGAGAGTGGGTCTGAGCCCTCGTACAAAGCCTTGCACCACACTTCTGGCCACTGTTCTTTCACTTCTGAGTCCATCTTCCAATTCATAATCTTCACCATTATTTTTAAGGTACTCTTCTATATAGGGGAGTAGTCCTCTATATATTTCACCTGTGACAATGTTGTATAAACGAATCTTACCATCCCAAGTTTTATTCCTATATGCAGGCATATACTTGAAGCCAGGAACTTCAAAGGTAAAGAAATCATTCACCTCCGCTGCAAGTGATGGTTCAATATCTATTATTTTTATGTAGACCTCATTCTTTTTAGATATACGCATTTTGTAATGTGTGAGGCTCACCGTAATGACCTCTTACCAATATGTTCCATGCAATACTTATTCGTTCATTCGGAGTAGAAGGAACCCAATGCATCAACCATGATGGGAAAATAAATGATGTGTCAACAACAGAGTTAAACTGTATCATTCCAGAGTTTTCCCAGTTTGGTGTATTTCTTGGTTTTAAAATATTTGCCGCCGGTCTGGGATCAAAAAACTGTATTGGAGAGCCCCCCTTCAAATAGTATACACCAGACAATGTATTATTAGAGTGTGTATGGGGTGGATGGGTTTGTCCCTCTTCTAATATATTACTCCACATATTAGTAATTTCAATTTTATCGAACTCGTATCCACTATCTTCAAGTATTTTTTCTGTTACTGCTTTAATATTATCAGAGAGTGGTCTAAAGTAAGAAATTTTATGTAAAGTGTCATCTTTTGCCTTCTTGTAATGCGTCTGATTTACCTTTTGAACATAACTTCTCATCATCATCTGGTCATGATCACCAATATTCATTTTAACTTCATGAACAGAGGTAGGAAAACATTTCCAAGTTTTTACATTGTCCATAACATCAGAAACCTCCGGCCACAAATTTCTTCCAATCTTGAGCGTTACGGATATCCCATCCCCTGTTATCTATAGACTTTATCACACCATCTATGAACTCTACTATTGTCTCATAGTATACAACCTTCTTCTCAAGTTCAATAATATCGTCATCAGAATTAATATACATCTGAAGGTCAGTTTTCAGAACTTTCAAGTCAAATGGTTTGGCAGCATAAATTTTTGCATCGGACTTGCCACCATAATATTCCCACTTCTCTCGGTATAATCGTTTGTGGTCAGCTTTACACTGAAACATGAGAAGTTTGTATTTGGTTTTATACTCTAACCATTTTGGTTTGATGATTTGATTTTTGTAGGATTGTTGGTGTAGGTCTTCATCATCTAATATAATAAGGTCTTCTTTGGCTTCCGCCTGTAATTCACTTAACTTGTTCATTTAATCTCCATTATGATGCAGTGGTGTTCAATGCAGTAAATTGATATATCTGATATGCAAATGTAGCATTTGCAATCACATTAGTAACATCTGTAGCATCATTGTTAAACTGCACGGGACTCAATGCTACAGGATACAAATCTAAAAAATCAACCTGTAATAAAGGATTATTTTTATTTGACAAAACCATAAGGTATGCATCAGAAAATAATGCATTAGCAGGTGTGGAAGCACCAACTCTATCAGTCGAAGGACTTACCGCTGCGCTTGGGGTGTTAGATATATTTGACTTAAAATCACTGAACTGTTTTCTACTCTTTGGAAAACCAATTGCAGTCATCCATTCATGCAAAGACCGATAGTTCTCTAAAAACTCATCGACAATAAAACTTATCTCTAAATTCTCATAAGTTATTTTATCACCCATAATCGGAATGTCTTTAAATGGGGTAGGAAAAAGAGCTTCCCCCATATTAATGCCTGGAATATTTGCTGAAGTCGTAAAAAATTGCACTTTCGGTAATTGGTGAATACCGAAACGAAATTGAGTAGGACTCAAATAATCTAATTTATCTGGTTGTCTATCTATAGCTGTGGTCATACTACTATTTATAACAAAAAAAAGAGGAGGTCCGAAGACCCCCTCTAAGTTTGTAGTCAAGTTTCTTATTATTATTACATAAGGTTTGTAACTTTAACCCGACGATAGTAAGCATTTGTATTCGCTGCAAGTGAGATTGTAGCAGCTGTATTAGCAGCTTCAGCACCAGCACGGGCAAATGGGTTAGCAGCCATACCGTAACGAGTTTTGAACCCGATTTTCGGTTGGAAGGTGTCCTCACCAACCGCACGAACCATTTGTAACGGAACATACGGGCAATAGAACAAACCAGCATCGTAAGGTGAAGTACCCTTGTAACCAACGACATAATACTGCGAAGCAGCAACATTCGCCGAATACGGGTCAACATAGACCTTGTAACGACCATTCATAATACCAGCAAAAGTTGTCTGTGTGTCATCAACATTAAGGTTGTTGTTGAGAGCAGGCGTGTAATCAAGAACACCAGCCATCTGAAGAGCAGATGCAACATCAGCAGAACAGACGATCATGTTACCTTTACCACGACGAGTCTGTTGACCAATCGCATTCGCATCTCTTTCGATAGCGAACATCAGGCCTTTGAACTTCTCAACTGACCAACGACCATTAGAATCGGTGTCAAGGTCGAAGATACCAGCAGTCGTTGTATTAATCGCAGCACCCTTAACAGCAGTATTGTAGATCGAGCGAACAACCTCACGGTTAATTTCAGCAAGAATCTCTGTCGAAAGAATGTTAGCGAGTTCTGTCTCAGCGTCCAGACCGTGGATCGCTTTGAGGTCTTGAGCAAGTTCCATTGAATACTCAGCTTTCAGAGCACGGGAAACTGCCGTAACCGTCGATTTGTCGATACTGAATGACATTTCAGCAAAAGCGTTCGTGGCACTATCACCAAGAGCTTCAGACTGAGCAGTTGTCATACCAGTTGCGAATGCATAATCTCCAGCAGTCGGGCTGTCATTAAGAGCAGCAGGATTGCTTTCGCTTGCACCAATATCACCACCACCGATTGTGCCGGCAGCGTTCTGGTTCGAGAAGTCACCAGAGAAACCGTTTGCAGCAGCAGCGGTTGTCTCATCGACCAATGCTTCTTCACCATCCATCGACAGATGACGGGCCCGCATTGCAAAGATTAGACCAGTAGGGCCAGTCATTGGCTGGACACCACAGATATCATACGCAATTAAGTTTGGCATTGCACGGCGAACTAACGAAATTAGGATTGGGTCCCAATTTGATACACCCGATACATTACCTGTCGGAACACTTTCCGAAAGGAACGCTGCATCTTCTCTAAGAGCAGCTTCTTGGTTCTCAAGAATAACAGTGGTAACGGCCCGACGATACGAATCTTCGATTTCTGGAAGATCAGGATGTTTTAGGACCGGCGACCACTTTTCTTGTAGATGTTCTGTTTGAAACATTTGTTTCTCCTTTATTTATTATTACATCTATTTATTATGTTTATAATTTAAACAGCGCCTTTGATACGTTTTTCAGTACGACCAATAGCAGACATATACGCCTTCATTGCGTTCGTCGTATCAATGTCCTGTTCGGCGCTACCATAGTCATCATCATTATCATAAGTCTGATCAGAATTTACTTTCGGAAAATAACTTTCCTTCAGAGTATCCAACTTTTCACGGAAAGTGTCTTGGTTTTTAAAATCAATCTCTTCCGTCAGTGACTTAAACTTCTCAAACTGTGTATCAGTCAATTCAGAGGCAGCCTCTAAAACGACCTGTTCCCGAACCAAATCAGAATTAGCAGTCTTCATCTCAATATTTTGTTCCATAATACCATTTAACTGCTCTTCCAGTTCAGCAATTTTCTCAGATTGTGCTTCAAGAACATTATACTTTTCGTTTGGAACGTCAATGTAATGATCTTCAAACAACTGTTTCAAACCAGAAATAAAGTCTTCAGCAATCTCGCCCTTGAGTCCACGCTCAATTGCCAACTCGTTTTCTTTCATCCATTCCTCTACAACATAATCGAGGTATTGATCTACTTTTTCAGATAGAGTATCTTTATACTCATCTATTTCTATCGCCATAGCAACTTGTTGGTCTTCAGTAATTCTTGTCAACTCTTTACGAGTCTTGGATTTAACCGCAGCTTCAAAAATTGTTGCAGCTTTTTCCTTGAACTCTTCAGAGAGGTCTTCTCCATCAACGAGGGCATTAATATCAGACGAAACATCAATGCTCTTGATGTAGTCTTCAACAACCTCCTCGTTCTCCTCAGAACCATTTTTCATAGCATACATGGCAGTCAGGATTTCTTCTTTATCCATTTTTTCCATTTTAGCATACATGGCAGTCAGGATTTCTTTTTTATCCATTTTTTCCATTTTTTCCATTTCTTCGTCTTCATCCATTTCTGCATCTTCTTTAACTTTTTTAACTTTCTTCATAGGGTCTGGTTTCCCTTCATCCTTCTGTTGTTCGTCACCAGAGACTTCTTTCGCTTTATCTGCTGCAACATCAGTTGGGGAATCAGCGGCATCTGGTTCTACAACAGGATCACCACCATCTTGCATTTCATCAGATTGGGGCGGTCCTACTTTTTTAACTTTTTTTATCGGCTCTGCACCAGCAGACCCTTTAGTAGGAGCATCATGAGCGGCTTCTTCAAGTTCTGCAAGAACCTCCGCCTCTAGCTCTTCAATTGTTTGGTCTAATTCAGACATAGGAAGTCTCCTTTTTTTTATTAAATATATTTATAAATTACAACTTTTTGAGGAACTTAGCAAAAGCTAAAGCAGCTTCATTCGCTTGTCTTTGACGCTTTTTAACATCGAAACTTCTTTTTATCTCTGAAACATGAGCTTCAATCAAAGAACCGTGGTCCCAAACCCATTCCTTACCCTCCATAATACCCTGTACAAATGCACTAGGTGCAGAAGGGTCAGCAACAATATCCGCTGCTGCCGCAAGATAAAAATCACTTCTCACATACTTGGCACCGTCCCTCTCGTCCAAGCTTCCCATACCTCTAGATGATACACCCAATTTCGTTCCTTCGTCCATTAAAGTTTTGACGATTTTTCCCATTGGAGTATCTAAAATCCTAGCTTCACCTATAATGTTCTTACCATCTGGATACAACTCAGTGACAAGATGTGAAACTCTCTCTAAATTTACTGTTGGGCCATCTGGGTGGCCTAACTCTCCGTATGCTCTTTTTTCATTGACAAATTTATTATTATAGTTTCTAACTTCCTTTGTCAATACATCCATAGGATACACCCGACCATTACGGTTTTTAATATCCCCTTGCATAAAGATACCACGAATTTTATAACTTTTATCACCATCACTTTCTTCGCAAATGTACTCTACATTTTCAATGGCTTCTGATATTAGTTTCATGATTACTATACCCCTGCATGTCCTAAAGAGACTTCTTCAACATATACTGCACCATCGCTTCCGCCAGTCTCGTTGATAACCGAAATACGATAACCAGTTGGGTCATGGTCAAAAAGTAAATAAGACCCATCATCATATGCAGCACCAACTGTTCCTTCCTCTAATAAAATTTGATCTCCAGCATCTGAAGAGTCAGAATCCGTTCCGCTAAGAGCAACAGGAGACGCAACAGCAGAGCGAGGTCTTACTGATGGACTTATTGTGGTTGTACTTCCGGCTTTTAAATAAAATCCGTTTGTGCTAGTTACTGCGGAGTAGTCTTCAGAAATAAGAAAGAAAACATCTTGACCACCAAACTCAGTAACTCTGAAAGATGTTGCCGAACTCAACTTACCGATATCTACATCATGAGCAGCATCATCACCAAGTGTTGAAGCTGAGATTGTGCCAGCATTTCTTAAAGTTTTAAATGACATTTCCTACTCCTATACCGTTAACATTTCTTTTTCAAAGTATCGCATGAGTTCTTTTTCAGTGACTCTAAATTTTTTTGATACTTCTTTTATAGTCTTTTCAAAAGTATTTAGGAAATCTGAAGGTTTAGAATCCATAATTTTAAAGATAGAATCGACAGCATCTCTCATTTTTGGAGACAATTTTTTATATTCTGCTGATTTTTTATGTTCATCTTTCTCAAAAACTAAGTTTTGATAAAGTTCATCAATTCTCTTCATCTTTTTTGGCCTCTTGATTTACAAAGGTGCTGGATAACTCTCTTCTTTTTCCTTCTAACGCTTTACCAACCTTATCAGATATAGAATTGGCAAAATGTTTCTCAGCTTCTAAGTTTGAATTTGACGCAAGATTATCAATTATTTCTCTAGACATTTATTTCTCCTCATCATCTACTTCTTGACCATCATATTTGGCAACATCGTCTGGAGGTATTGGAGTGCCATCTTGTGATGGGTATCGTGTTATACCATCTGTACCAGAAGGAACCTCAATACCGCCTTCATCTGGATCAAGACCTTCTTCTTTATTTATCTGATCTTGCATATTTTCAATTTCATTGTCTGTCATACGCAACACCTTTTTCATTACATACTCTTTACTGAAAAATGTACCGATATAAGCCTCCACACTTCCCAAATTATTTAATCTTTCGTTAAGAAGTTCACCGTCTTTCAATTCTGCAAAGTGACCATCAGCCAAGAAATCATATTGAATATGTTCTTGCATCAGTTTCCAATCGTCTAGAGATATCACTCCCTTTAATAAAAGTTGCGTTTTTAGAATATCAGTGAATAGAGGTGTAAACTTCTTTCTAATTCTTTGAACAAACTTTGTAAATTTTAGCTCATCTCTAGTAATTTCATTGGAACGACCTAAACTAAATTGTGACTCTGCTTCCAAACGAGAGATTGGTACATTCA